GGTAGTGCCCTGATACTGTACATTGTCACCATCCTCGCTTACGAAGGTGACTTTGGCTCCTTCTACGGCATGTGCCTCTGCATCGGCCACGTTACCCGTGGCAACGGCTGGATTGGCTGCAACCGTAAGATAAAGTACCGGACGGTAGAAGCTTTCCCAAGAAGAACTTGCCAACGAGGTGTCATCGTATATGTAATAGCACTTGTCAGGTACATCTGACAATTCATAATAGACTTGAGGATTATATAAGGACCCGGTTGTGTGCGATTCCACAACAACGAGCAGTGATTTACCGGCTTCGTAAACAAGCGGGGTGCTCAACGTCTGATTTATGATATCAACGGAGTTGTTATAACTACCTCCTGTCGTCCATTGATAACTGTCGTTACCGAATATTTCCGTAAGATCAGTCTTCGGGTAAGGTCCAGCTGCTGGTTGCTGTAGCGAACTCTCATCGACGAGACTTACATATATCTTAAACTCAGAATTTCTGACTTGATTATTGTAGCCTTTGAACGTAAGTCCGGTAATTTTATCGCCAGCCGACACGCCGAGTTCATCGGGAGTGAAAATCATTACGCTCTCAGAGTGATGATACCAATATGTTGTCGGGACTTGCTCCTGGTAACGCAGGAAGGTTCCGATAGCTTTTTCGCCACCTGCGACTTCTTCCTCTGAGAATGTCACATCCGTACTTTCGCTCGCAAGAGTGTAGTCACCGGCCTTGAACTCTACGAATACCGGGAATGTTCCGGGAAGCGGAGATTGCATATTGAGGGTCAGCGATACCGGTGCGTAGGTGGTCATGTTCATCACGGGGATTTCAGTCTCAGGTTTAACTGATGTGACTTCGTCGCCGATGTGGAGCAGAATCTCGTAGTCATTTTCGGGATTGAGACCGAAATTGCGCAGATTGACGGTGACGGAGGATGCCACATTCTGCATTCCTGTCGCGGGAATGCTTACAGAAGCAATCTGCATGTCGTGAGCCACGGGAACGAGTTCCAGTCCGTAGATGTCGTCGACTTCTACACCCTTAAGTGCGAAACCGATGTAATACTCGCCGGCTTCTGCAAAAGTAATCTGCCTGGTTTCGAAATCTGTATTGTCGAGATTCTCGAAAGTGATCAGCGGCGTGCGGTTCTCAAGGTCGTTCAGCTCTTCGCGGGTTGCGGCTGCGTAAACGTTGATGCTGTTGGCGGCAGAGTATTTGCGGGCGCTGAATTCAAGAGTCTCTCCTGCTTCGGCGCGAAGCTTCGGAGTAGTGAACAGGTTGTTTGTGTCGGAATTGTATGCTCTTACGAAGCTGTTGTCAGTGTTGTAGTCACTTCCCAACTCCAGATTGCTTTCACGCAGCGATCCTGCGGGCCATGCCTCTCTTCCCTTTGATCCGAAGCCGGCATACCACTTGCTTCTGTCGAGCATTGTACCCTTCAACGGAATGGTGAAGGTCTGTTCTGCGCCTGCGGCGTCAAGATATTTCACTGTGAGCGTACCCTCGTACGAGCCGGTGGCATCGGGATTGAAGCCGAGCGTCAGCATTCTGTATTCCTTCCCCTTCAGAGTCATGGGGTCGAGAGCGTTGACAGTAAAGTTCTCGCTTGCCTCGACGGAGGTGAGGGTAAGGTCTGCGGTACCCCAGTTCCAGATTGCGAAGTCGACGTTCTCGACAGCTGCGTTGGTCTTGCCGAAGTCGATTGTGGCTGTCTCGCTCTCAGGACGGTTCTTGTAGCCGAGCTTATCCTTGTTCACGAAGAGGAAGTCAGGCTCGTGCGAAATATTGTAGGTGAGTTCGGGCGATACGTATTCCGTTCCGTCGGTGAAGGTAAATACGAAGTATGCCTTGAGAACACATGACTTCGTAACGTCGAATGTGTAATCCTTCGTGAACGCCGAGATGGTCATCGCGCTTGCGGTGAGGTCTTTCGATTCGACATCGGTCTCGGTCACGTTTCCTTCCTCATCCTTTATGCACAGCTTGACGGTGTAGTCGCTCTTGCTTGCTGCAAGGACAGGAATTAACTGAACTTTGATGTTGACCGTCTCCGCGTTCTGCACGTTCACATTGGTGCCTTCCGAGTATCCGCTCTGGATGCCGGTGATGTAGAGGTCGTGTGCTACGTCGACTTTCTTGAACCCGGCGAGGTTATCGAGGTAAACACCGTTCAGCGCGAAGGCAACGTAATAGTCGCCGGCTTCAGCCGCGGTGATTTCCTTCGTCTCGTAGTCGGCGGAAGCAATGTCTAGATTGGCCACAGGCTCGCCCCAGTTCACGCGGTCGGTGGAAAGGTAAACCTTGATGTTGTTGGTAGAGCCGGTGGCTTTCTTGACATCGAAGGACATCTTGTCGCCTGCCTCGACGTGGAGCTTGGGAGTGATGAACTTGTTGTTCTCCTCCGTAGCATACGACTGGTTCGTTATGTAATGGTTATAAGAACCTGAACTGTAAATGTATGCGGTCGTTACTCCGCTCTGGGCGACAGAGCCTTCCGGATAGCCGGACTGGTAGTTGTTGCTGATGAATTCGGTCGACCAGGTGCCTTCGGCCAGGACTTTGCCGTTGAAATGCAGCGTATATGTCTGGTCAGCGTTGTCTTTGTCTACCCATACCAATGTCAGATCTCCGTCATAGCTGCCGGGGTCGGCCGGCATTGTTACGTCGACGTATGTCTTGCCGCCGGGTTCTACTGTAAAGCCTTCGGAGGGTGTCACAGTGAATCCGCCATCGATAGTGATGCTCTTGATTACAAGAGGAGCTCCACCATCGTTATATACCTCATATTCCTTGGTGGATGCGTCGTTCAGGATTCCGAACGACTGTGCCTGAGTCAGATTGGAGGCCGAGTACGCGTCCTTAACGCGGAAATAGAACACCGGCTCATACTTCTTGTACATGTAATAGGAGCCATTGGTCACTGCGCCTTTCAGGTCTTCGCGCAGGTTTATCCGCACGTTGGCCGTCGAATAACTCCATACTTTGCTGATGTCGGCGTCATCGATATAACCTGTGACAGTGAATTCCTCGGAAGTCTCGCCGACTGCAAGATCCTGCGGCACCGGTACGGTGGCAATCACGAAACCGCTTTCGGAGACGAGCGATATGGAATAGCCGTCGTCGCCCTGTTTCAGGTCGGCTCCTGTGTCGCCTATATTCTCTACCACAACCTTATAGGTGACCTGAATTTTCTTCTCGGCATTCTGATAGAGAGTTGTGTATCCGGTCTGCGCATTCGGGTCGAACGATACAATCCGCATGTTCTTCTCGGCCACGATTTCTGCTTCCGTAGCCTTGAAGTCATCGATATATACATTCTCGGCGCGGATTCCAATCTTATATAATCCACAAAACGAAGCGTTCGCGAAAAATCAAACGAAGCGATTCAGAACCTAAAACGAAGCGTTCTTTGAATCGCTTTTTGTTATCCCTTGTTTCCAGCCATTTCCGCGGCTCATATTTCGCGTGTGTCGCGTCTTCGAGGCTTCCGTTGATAATTTGTTTGAACGCTCTTTAATCGCCGCTTGAACGGCACAAAAACGCCGACTGAATCGTATTTCAGCCGGCGTTTCCGTTTCAGCGGACCGTTCAAACGTTTAGGTCGAACTTCACGCCTTCGTTTCCGGCGAGCAGTTCTTTTGTGCGCTCGATGTTGTTCTCGTAAATGTGGACGTTTCCAAGATTGAGCGTTATCGACTTCAACGGCACTTCAATCTGTCGCGCCATCAGGTAGAGATGGTAAATGTCAGCCGGAAGACCGAGGTTCGCATCGCTACTGCGCTGGTATGCCGACACCACCAGCTCTCCGTCATCTATCTGGAACTGCACGAGGCTGAGGCAAGGGGCCTGGTTCGTCTCCGCGTCCGTGGATCCGAGGAACAGCACATAGTTCTTGCTGCTGCGCTTCTCGCGGTTGATCTTCTCAATCAGACCCGGCAGCTTCTCAAAGTATGTCGGGTAGCTGTTGATGAGGATTCGGCCGCAGTAATCCCACCAGGAGATTCCCGCCTCGCGGTACTTCTCCACTTCGCGCTCTCCCTTCATGAAGAGCGACAACTCGCTGCGGAGCTTCTTACGCGCGATGCCGTGAGTCTCGAATATGTCGAGCAGATCGCCCGGCGTCAGCGTCAGGCGCTCGTTCAGAAGGTAGCGGATGTTTCCCTTCTTGTTTGTCTGGTTCTTGCCCTCCTTCAGGATCTTCCCGAGGATTGCGTAGTACTTGTTTTGCATTCAAAATCGGTTGTTGAGGTTTCGTTATGGTGTTTTCCCGAAAAATTTGTAACTTTGTGGCTCCTACAACATTCAGCAGTAACGCATCCAGTGCGGTCTAAGGCATTTGCCCTCGGCCGCGCACTGGATGCGTTATCTGCTTTATATGTTGTAGGAGACTATAAAGAGGCCGGGGGCATTTTTTATGCCCTGCCGGCCCGGAACCGGGTCAGACCCGGATAACCATTATGTCCTGGAAGGACGCAGAGTAGTTGATTGTGTTCCTGCGGGTGCGGATTTCCGCGCCGTCCATCGGGGAACCGTCGAAGTGGTTCTCGCCGAGCCACGCGCACAGCTCCACGAGCTGCGATTTCTCGGACGTGAAGTAAATATAGCGCGTTCCCGGCAGCAGCGTCAGCACGTCCAGATAGTCGCGCAGTTTCCACCATCCCTCGTACATTCCGCAGTCAGTTGAGAGATATGGAGGGTCCAGGACGAACAGAACCTTCGGATTGTCGCGGTGCTGCTTGAACAGCTCCCGGTAGTCCATACTTACCACCTCGAGGCCGTCAAGGTAACCCTCGGCATCATAGTCGCTTTGCCGGATTCCGTTGTAGAAGCTCTGCTTCCGCATATCCTCGAGCGACTTGGCCCACTTGCCGCTGAACAGCAGCGACCGGCTTACCGTCTGATAATCCACGAATCCTTTCCCGGCATACCCTGCCACGATTTCAAGGATTTTGTCCTTGAGTTCCGCAGGAAGCCGCTGATGGTCCGGTATTCCGGCCAGTAGCGGACGTATCTCTGCGAGGATTCTGTTGGTCGTCGGTATGTTGGCGATGCGCTCGCTGTAGCCGTCGAAGTCATTGTAAATGACCCTGGCATCAGGGAGCGCGGCTTTCGCCGTGTGCGACAGCAATCCGCTGCCGCCGAATAAGTCGACCACCGTGTCGACATCGTTTTTCACTGTTCCGAGTACTTCGGCGAAGTCCCGGACGAAGAACCGCTTTTGTCCTACGAAGGGAAGCGGCGCACATTTGAAGTTCCTACACATTCAGCATGTCCGTGTTGTTTAGAAGTGTTTGACAATCGGAGGGTTCGGTTTTACCCCCCCCATAAATTTTTCTCAATAAGTTCCAAATTTTTCATAGGTTTTTTTTGAAAAAGTGAAAGAATTTTATTAACTTTGCGCCATGCAAATCCCACCAATGCGTATCGGTTTCGACAGTTACACCCTGTGGGATTCAGTGCAAGGATGCGAGTCCCACTCATAGAAAAGTTATCCCGGAGCAATCCGAGTCGAACAGGTGGGACGCCGAGCACATTATAGGTCCCGCTGAATTGGGTTTGAAAGAAGCACCGGGCGTCAGCCCAGCGACACTCTACAAGAGCCCACAATCGGGCATAACATGTTCTACGGACGCCGGGACCAATTGAGGAGCAGTTTGACACCGCCCCTCTTTTTTTTATGTCTAATCGACCGAGAATCCACGGCGCACGATTGTGTTGACTGTATTGCCCTGGGCTTTCCTGTCGAACCACATGCGGTACTTCAGGCGCACCATCTCGCCTCCTGGGGACTTGAAAGTACGTCCGGCATCGGCAATCTGGAGTGCGATCCTGGCGTAGCCGGTGGCAGCGCAGCCGGTGCGTCCGGAGCCGGAGGGAGCGAGCCTCATGCGCGTTCCGGCGATACGGTAGACCCCGGTCTCCATCTGCACGATCATCTTCTCGCACACCTTTCCGAGTTCCTTGCCGATAAGGGAATTGTCCTCAGAGTCGGCGACACCGATGCACTTGGGTACATACCAGCGTCCCGGCACGCTCGTCGACAGAATCACGCCCCGGTAATGCACATACTGGTTCTTGGGCTGGCGCACCACCGTCTTCCCCTTGTAGAGATTGTTCTTGGTGCGTGGTCCGCCCGTGCGACGCTTGGGAGTACGCTTCTTCTTGCGCAGCAGCACGAGGCACAGACCTTCGGGTATATGTCCGTGGCGCACATATACCGTCGAGCCCTTCACGATCTTGAAGTCGAGGTGCAGGCTGTCGCCACAGCGCACGAACGCGGTCCACTTCTTGGCCCTGGCGTCCCAATGGCGCACGAACCGCGTATTGTCCGGCAGAACCTGCTCCTGCGTGATATTGTCATCGCTGTGGTGGTATACGTCCACAGAATATTCGGCAGCTCCGTTGAGAGGCACGGAACCGGTGCGACAGCAGATGCGGCAGTTCTCCGTCGTGTTGTCAAGCTGCGTACGAGTAAGCGAGCCGGTGGTTACCACCGGCAGACGGCGCCCTATCTCCGAACGCAGCGCGATGATGTCGGAGAGCTTCTTCGCCAGCTGGTCGTTCGACTGGAGAATCTGGAATCCGGAAGTCGGGTACAGCCCGACGGTGTTCTTGACAAACGTGGTCACGAAATATGCCGTGCGCTTGACTCGCGCCCCGGAATAGGTCACGCCGTCAGCCACGATGTCCTCCTTGACCTCGCGGATCCGTATGCCGGCTCCCTTGCCGTATTCCAGCGGCAGCAGTTCCCCGTCGATGACTATAAGGCCCGGGGAGGTAGGCTGCGGTGCCTTGATGATGTAACGCTTGCCTCCGATAAGCGAAAGGCTCTCCAGCAACTGCGCCTGTGCCTGCAGGAAATCAAGTCCCTGGATTGACAGCGGGTAGAGGCCATTGCCACCGCTTGCGGTGTTCGCCGTCTTGAGGAATTCTGCTCTGTTCATTTGATACTGGTGTATAAATCGGTGTTTTTGATAAAGTTTTGAAACGGTTTACTATGGCTCTCACTCGCGGAAGCTGGGTCATATAGATCGACTCCGGAACATAGACGATGAATGTGTCCTGCTTGGCGGTCAGACGCAGCTCGTCGGCAAGCAACGGCATCGGATGGTCGGGCGGAGGGGAGTCTTCTTCCGGCGCCGGATTCAGGCCCTCGTCGACCGTCATCAACTGCGTTGGCATATCCTCCTTTTTGGCGTATAGCCATTCTCCGCCGACATCATCGCCGTCTGCTATGTCGAAGCCGATAACGCCGAAGGCATCGTTCAGAGCCGCGCGCAGATAGCATACCTGGCCGTTGTACGCGGTGTTGAATATCTGGTCCCCCCGGCTCGTCAGGAATGCCGCATATATCGTTCTGACCGGGGCGCACATCGCCCGGCAGAAGGCAAAGAGCCTCCGGCGGCGAAGGAAAGTTGGAAGCGTCTGCGCTATCCACCTGTCGAAATCGATGGAGAATATCATTCGGCAATCTGGTATTCGCGCCCTCGCACCGTCAGTCCGGCACGCGCATAATAACCGCTGTACGGCCGGCGGTAGCCCTTGACCAGTGTATATGAGCTCTCGGAACCGCCGGGGGATGCCTCGACACTTACGATGTCCGCCACCTTCACTCCCTCCACCGCCTGGACGGCGGCCAGAAGGTCGGAGTTGCGGTACTCGCCGTTGAAGGGGAGCTTGGAGATGACTCCGTCCACAGCCTCGGCGATGACGTCAGTGCCGCTTTCCTCGTCGGCGCGGGTCAGACGCAGCTTGTAGAATCCGTCATCGTCCTCTTCATCGGTGAGCAAGTCGGCCTTCAGCACCGACGGGTCATACAGCACAATCAGCTCGAGGCGCATGGTGTCGGCCGGCTCGTTGAGCACGCGCACCGATACTCCGGCGTCCTTTATCTGCGAGAGGTAGTGCTTGAGTCCGGCAAGCTCCGCCGGTTTGAGTTGCGTGGGCTGCCCGGTCTTGGCATCCTTCTTGGCGACTTTCAGTATGACCCTTGTATTGTCTTCTGTCGCGACCGCATATTTCACGATGCGCTTCTTCTCGATCTCCTCGGCGGTCATTCCGGAAGTGTCGTAATAATCGGCAGCCACGATGCCGTCGGCCATTATAAGGTCCTTCTCGTGCATGTAGGCGAGCGCCTTGGACACGTACCAGCGCAGCGTGTGAGGACGCATCGCCTCGATACGCTCGTCCACCTCCTGGCGGTGCAGGTCAAACAGTTTCTCCAGAAGCCACACGCACGAAGCCACAACGTAGAACATGACACTCTCAACCGATATCGGCGAGAACTGCTTGTCAAAGCTCTTTGAGGAGTCCAGACCGTAGGCTGTGCGTATTGGCTCCTGCGAGATAAAGGCCGAGGTGATCTCATCCTTTATCTCACGGATTGTCCGTGCCATCGCCGTTACGCTTCAGGCAGGGCGGCAATCGCCTCGCGGTAATAATTGAAGTCTATCTCCGGGCGCGGCGTATCGCCGTAGCGCAGGGCCAGGTCATACTCGATGTCGGCCACCACGCGCTCCGGATCCGGCTTGCCGATGTAGCGTGCCTCCGAAAACGCCACAATGCCGCTGTCGCGCATCTCCTGCGGTTCCGGGGGCGTCTGCGCCTCCGGCTGGGTCTTGCCGGCCTTGGCTGCCTTTGCCGCGCGTTCCTCGGCCTTGCGCCTGCGGAAGTTCGCCCGTTTGTCGTTTGATTCGATAGGGGTCTTGACAGTCTCAAAGTCCCAACGAACAATGCAACCCCTTTTGCGCCCGGTGTTGAACTGCTCAACCGCGGGGAGCTGCTCCCCGCTGAAAACTCTCGCTGTCATTCGTTTTTCTTTTTGTGTTTTGTGTCTTAGCGTGCGATTTGCACTCCTGATTTAACTATTTTTTGCCGGCCGTTATGCCATAACCCCCTGCGGAAATATTGTCGACCGGGCTTCGCCAGGACCCCTCCGCCCGGTCGCCCTTTAAGGGGGCGACCTCATCAAAGAAAAGGGAAAAGGTCTAATATTCAAACTCAAAAGCCGACACCGCCCGCACGTCGTTACTGTAGTATCTGCGGCCGTTGCGGATATTTCCACTGCTGTTGACGAGCCACGAGCAGTAACAATCGTACTCTGTGCTCGTCCACCAGACTTCGTACGTAGTCCACAAACTCGAGCCTGGCTTTAAGTCCGGAAGAAGGACAAAGGAATAGTTTTCAGTGTCTATGTCTATCGCCTCCTGCATCAACTTGTTTATCGCCGTGCGGTTCAGGTACATAAGATATGCCTGTCCCGCCGACGGCAGCCACCGCAGGCCTTTATTATCGCTTACATAGTCGGCGCAGAAGTTGGCGGCTACCGGATTGGTGGCAGAGTCGAGTATCTTGGCTGTGTTCATGTTGCCGTCCATGTCTGCGCTGGCTCGTGCTCTGGCTTCGGCGAGGTCGCCGGCATATAGACCGGCCTCAGTATGATCGTTTATTGCGGGCATGCCGGGTATCAGTGTTCCGTAATCTCGGTTACTGCTCCATGCCTTTTTCTCCTCCGACTTGGAGTCATTCCCGATGACAAAACAGGTGTCCGCAGTCGATACGAGTATGCCGATGTAATAGATATCTTCCCAAGACTCATCCTTCTCCGGACTCTTATCTAAGTCCCAACTGAATGATTTCTGTGCGCTCGCCGATTCATAGTCGGTGATGTAATGGTCTGCCACCACAGGGAAAACTCGGTATGTTCCGTTGACGTTGTTGTAGACGATACTGCAAAAAAGTTGCTTAATTCCAATCGGAAGATTCCACAGATTGATTTCTCGCTTATCGGTTGCGGCAACTTTTACGAGTTGGAACGACGCTCCCAGTCCGGCTATCTGTGAGAATACGGCATAACGGAAGCCGTGGGGTATGTCAAATTCAACTGTGCCGTTCTCGCCGCACGTCAGTTCCTGCCTTGGCAACGACACGACCGGATAGCCCTTTGTATGGAATACATCGAGCCACACCGTCGCCCCGGCGCCGCTTACGCCCCCGGTGCCGTCGTAGCCCCGCACTTTCACCGATACGTGCTCGCGCGGTATCTCCCCCAGCACGTCCACAACCTCGGCCAGTGCCTCCGTTAGCCCGGACAGCGTCCCGCCGACCATCTCCGGCGTGATCGACTTCGCAAGTGTCGCCCCCCGGATCTCCTCCGATGTCTGCCGGAGATCCTCCGGCTTCCATTCCTTTTTCATTCTGTCTCCTTTCTGTATTATGAGAATTGTTTGTCGAATATGTTGTTGAATACCCTCGATGCCGTGTTCGGCTCCTCCGTCGGGTCTTCCTCTATCCTGTCGTTGTCAGGCTCTGCCGCGGGTTCCGCCAGCAGCGCCCGTATATCTTCCTCCCGCGCCCCGGTCGCAGGCTCTATCCTCTCCGTACGGTAGATATTCGCCACCACGCTGTCCTCCACGTCCTCCGGCTGCCATTCCAGTTCTTGCCCGGTCGTCAGTTCCGAGGTTACGCTCAGTCCGTTCCGAAGCGCCAGCGCCCACACCCCCTCCAGCGCGCCCGTCTTCGCCAGGGCCACGTCCCCCAGCCATTGCCCGTATCTCGCCGTCGCCTTCATCTTACGGTTATCCTCCCTTCTCCGGTCATCTCCACCGAACTCACGTCTGCCCCGGCCGCCTGGCACATCGTCCGCGCCCTGGCGCACCACAGCCGCCCGCCCGGTCCGTGCTGCATCTTCCGGATCTCCGCCCCCAGGCAGGGATGCTCCTTGTATTCCCCGCGGTTCGCCAGCAGCACGTGCTCCACGGTCTGCGACTCAGTCCCGGCTATTATCATCCCGCCATTCACGATCAGCAGGTCGCCGCTTCCCGGTTCTGTCGTTATTCCGTTCATTTCACTGTCCCTTTCATTGTCTCGTCAATGGCTACCGTCGCCGGAACCGCGGCCACCTCCGCGGATACCTCCACGCGCACCTCCACCTCGAGCATGCTTATCATTACTTCGAGCGCGTCGGCTATCGCGGCCGCCACTTTGTCGGTCGCTTTGTCCGTCTCCTTGATCGCCCCGAACGCCGCGGCCAGCTTTGTCCTTATCTCCGTTTTGTCGAATGCCATTCAAACAGTGTATAAATCCCGTTAATATTCCGTGCTCTTTATCACATAGTCGTCGTCGCTCAGCGCCGTGATCTCCACAAGCTGACGGTTCGCGTAAGTCATCTGCTTCGCCGAGAATCCCGTCACCACTATCCGGTTCACCTCGAACACGTCCAGGAACGCCGAGCTCACCTCAAGTGCCTCCGGACGCTCCAGCACCTTCCGAAGCGTCGCCATCGCCTGTTCCGGATACTGGTCCAGCAGCTCACCGCTGTCCGTCATCGCCACCACGCCCACGCTCATCGTCAGCTGGTAGTCTCCGTCGCTGATGTATTCCTTGATCGTTCCCTTGTGCCCCACGAGCTGCGTCTTCACGATCTCTTTCTGAAGGCTCACGTTCACCGTCACGTCGTTCAGCACCAAGGTACCCATCTCCGGAACCTTCACCACCACGTCCGTCAGAGCCGAGCGCCCCAGCCAGTATTCCGGATCCTTCCGGTCCGTGTCAGTCAGCTTCAGCTCCGCCCCGGCTTCCGCGCTGCTGCCTCCGACTTTCTCCGCCGGGAGCGTCCCCAGCTTGTAGTCCTCCGGGCGCATCCCGCCGCGGTTCCCTCCGTCCGGACGCAGCCGGTACAGCAGACTCTTCGCCCGTACCAGCCACGCCGAAGCCACAAACCTCGCGTTTACTATCTCAAGATTGTAATCCTTCATGTTCATACGGCATAATTAGCGTCATTGACTGCGGAAAGTAGAGCCTCGGACACAATATCCTTTATTCGCTCCTTGCTTTCCTGCAGGTTCGTGGTGGATATTGTCAGCGTGTCCACGAGCTTTTCGATGTTTATTGTTATATTCTTTACGCGGTCCGTCTTGTCGGATTTGCCGCCGATACTTCCGAGTCCGGCACCGATGGACGACGTGCCGCCCCCACTCCCGGCAGAACCACTTCCTGCAGCCGGGATTCCATCGGTGGCAGCAGGAGTGCCGGCATCGGCATCGACAGGAGTGGCGCGTTCGGCAGGATGATCCTTGTTCCAGCTTGCCTCCCCGGCGGCTTTGCCCGCGCTTTTGATTTTCTCCCAGTTCATAGCCTCGGCAATCTTGTTGTAGAGGTCGATGAACCAGTTGATGACGGAGTCAATCTTCGCACGTACCCAGTTGAGGACACTTCCGAATACGGATTTGATTTTTGCCGCCACCGTATTGAAGGCATTCACCAGAGGACCGCAGATGCTCTTTACCTTGGCGATGATGGCGTTGACCACGCCGACTATCCAGTTGCGGACGGAAGTGAAGGCGCTCTTGATGCGGTTGAACACGTTGACGAATATCCCGGCCACACGCATGGCGAAACCTCTGATAGCCTCCCATATCGATGAGAATATGGCCACGACTCTCTGGGAGAATCCCGATACCGCACTTAAAATACTGTTCCAGACTGAGGATACAGCCGTCACAACCCAATTGACTGCGGAGGTGACGGCATCGCATATTCCGGTCCACGCCGATATGATTGTCTCCACGGCGCTCTGGAATGCAGAGGTTATCCAATCGGCCACGGCTGCCACTCTCGCGCGAACAGCGGCGAATATGGCCCCGACACGCGCCGGTATCGAAGCGATGAAGCCGACCACGTTGTTGAACGCGCCCTTTATCCACGAGAATACGGAGCCGACGGCATTGAATACCTTGCTCCACATAGAGATATAGAAGTCAATGACCGGCTTTATCTTCTCCTTGACCGTATTGAAGGCAATGGCTATCTGCTCGCCGATAGCCTTCAGGATAATCCACACGGCGTTTCCGGTGGCTTTGATTGCTTCCCACGCCGTGAACACGGCGATGCGGAATCCCTTGCATTTGTCCCACAGCTGCTGTACCACGGCGATGACAACGGCGATGCCGGCGGCAATCCAGCCGACAATGGGGATGTTCATTATCGCGACGCCGACAGAACGGCACGCGTTCTGCGCTATTACCTTGAACGCGGTCCAGAATCCTCCGGTTACGCCCAGCGAGACGTTCATCATCATAAGACCGGTGATGATGCTCCGGATCCTGGTTACGACACCGCTGAACGCACTCTTGAAGTTGACCGTGCGCAGGAACAGTATCGCCTTGGCAAGTCCGCTTACAAGAGGGATAAGCTGCGACACCGGTATAAGCGCACCGGCGACTACCTCTACCCAGATGCCGAGGTCACCGCAGCAGTTGAAGATGGAGATCTTGATGTCGTCGAACCGGGCGTTGATGCGTGCCAGCTTCTCGTTATAGGTCTCCATGATGATCTTGCTCTGTTCGACAGCTGTATTGGTGCCGGAGATTGCATCGGTCCATCTCTCGACCTGCTCGGTGCCCTGCACGAGTGCCATAGCGGCATTGGCGTTCTCTCGTCCGAACAGCTTTGAAAACAGCGCAGAGTCCGCCATTACCGGCTTGAGTATCGTAAGCCTCTCCGCCAGCGTCTTCGACTGGTCGGTGAGGTCATTGATGCTCACTCCGGCAGCAGCGAGTTCCTGCTGCACGTCTTTCGGCAGGAATCGTCCCTGGGCGAGCGTAGCCATTACGTTGCGCAGAGCCACGCCGCCCTCGGACCCCTTCTTGCCGGCCTTGTCGAGTACCTGTATTGCGGCGTTGGTCTCGGCAAACGATACACCGGCTGCTTTCGCGGCCATACCGCACTGCTCCAGCGCGACCTTGATTGTCGGAAGCTCCGCGGAACCCTCGCGCCCGGCGGCTGCCATTATGTTCATCATGTCAGCCATCTGCCGGGACGCCTCCATCGGGTCCTTCAACGACACGCCGTACTGGTTCATGGCGGTTGTAAGCACCTCCGCCGCCGCGGTTGTGTCGCCGCCCATGGTCTTCGACAGAATTGCCACGTTGCGGCCCATCGCGTCCAGAGCCTCGGTGTTCTTTGTCAGCTCCGGCGACAGTTGCGAGAGCAGCAGCTTGTATGATTCCACGGCCCCGGATGCGGAACCACCGAATTCCCTGGCCGTGCGCCGCGCGAACTTCTCTACCGTGTCGAGTTCCTTGCCGGTCGCACCGGAAATGGCCGCCAGGTCGGCGAGGCTCGCGTTGAGCGCCGCACCCGGGGCCATTGTTTCCGCAAACGAATTGCGTAGGTTTCCGAGGTAGTCTGTGAATTGATTAAGGGCAAGGAGCTTCCCTTCAAAACTATCCCATATCGATGTGGTCTGCGTCAGGTTCGTGCGGAGATTGCCGACATTTTCCGCAATCTCCTGCACAACCGCGTTGCAGTTGCCCGATATGTTGAACGAATAGTTGAAGTTGTAGTTACTCATTGCCCGTCGAAAAGAGTTGGCTCAGTATCTTCGCCTGGTTTATAAGCCGGGAGCGCTCCAGCCATACGGCCTGGTTGAACAGCATCGCCCATTCCGTTTCCGTGAGCGCCCCCGGGTCTATTCCGAAATTTGCCCGTATCAAGGCACACCCCTTGGCTATCTCGCCGGAATCATAGTCGTCATCCGACAGCCGGTGTGCCTCTACCAGTTTTTTAGCTCATGCTTGCACTTGCCGAAAAGTCCGCTGAGCGCGGCGATACCTTCCATCTTGTAGACGGCGTCATTCTTCAGCAGCTGCGCGCCGCCGAGCCAGCAGTTGTCGAAGAGTATCTCTCCGCCCTGCACCTCGTTGCGCTTCGACACGCTGCTCACGGCCTGCATCGTGTTCATGTCGGGCCGCTTGAAGTAGCCCTTCAGCCTTATGCCGGCCTCCTCGTCTTCCACGGTTATCTCGTGGATCCTGCCGTGCGTGTGCTTGAGTGCGGCGAGTTCATTGTCGGTCAGACCGCCGTTGTCTACGTTCAGTTCCGTGCCGTTGAGGCTGATTTCCTTTTTGTCGCTCATATTTTTGTTAGTTGATGATGTTGTTGATGTTCCTGTTTATGCGGCTGCGGCGCCGAAGTCGATGTGCGAGGGCAGAAGCTCAAGCTCCACCTGCTGGTTCATGTCGCCTTCCTTCCAGTCGCGCTTGTTCTCCGTAAAGCGGGCGTTGCGGATCCTGTCGGTCACGATCAGTCCGTTCTCGGGCATATACACCACCTCGATGTCGAAGGGCGCGATGTCCTGGAGTCGTCCGTTCGCGGCCTGCGCCACGATCGCCACCACCTCGCTCATGTAGAGCGTGATCTTTGCCGACGGCGTGATGCGTCCCTTGCTGAAGCTCACCGGATGGCGCCCCGCGCCGTAATTGTTCTGCACGTCTTGCTTGTCGCCGTAGCTGATCGCCGTGATGCCGATCACCTGCACGCCGTTGATGCAGCAGCGGATATGTGCCCACGAGTATTCCTCCCCGTTGATCAGGGGTACGCCGTTAAGGGCCTGGTCGTATGCATTGTTCATTGCTGTGTCGTGTTAATTTGGTTCTGTGCCGGATTCCGGATTATACTTTCGTTGTGAAGCCGGCCTTGACGTGCATCCTGCGGTTCACGCCCACCGGCACGTTCTTGATCATGATTTCCACCTCCGAGGTCTGCAGTACGTTCTGGTTCGGGTCTATCTCGGCCTTGTAGCCGCTGACTTCCCCGGCTTTCGCCATCTCCTCGAGGGGGATGTTGGCCTGGGTCTCCAGATACTCCTTGGCGGTGCGGTCGAGCTTGCCGGTCGATGCGTCAACCAGAAGCGGACGCCCCAGCTTCGGGATCAGGTAGGCGCGCACGCTGCGAACAATCTTGTCCATCGTGCGCACGCGGTCGATGTGCGCGTAGTCGCTCGTCAGCACGTCCAGGGTGTGGTTGTCGTTGAAGTAGCTGCCGGCGAGGCCGTCATAGGTCACGGCGAATATGTAGCGGGCTGTGTCGAGTTCCTCTACCACGGCGGTGTCCAGGTCGCGCAGCTTCGTGCCGTCGCTGAAAGCCGGCTCCGCGATGTTCGTGGGGAACTGTTCCACCCACGCGATGCTCTGATGCACCTTCGCGGCCGACAGCGCGCCCAGCGCATCGCCCAGGGCCGTCACGCTCGCCTTGCCGGTGTTGTCTTCGGAGTCGTAGAGTTCGGCCGCCGTGCCGGCGCCGTCCTGCGCGATGATTACCGATATGCGCTCGCGGCCCGGTCCGGCTATCTCTGTAGGCAGTTTCGTGATGTCCGACACCTTCGGTGCGTACAGTACGCACAGTGGCTTGTCCTGCTGCTGCAATGTAAGCGCGGTTCCTTTCAGGGCGTTGATGACCGTGTCGGCGGCTGCCTTGGCCTCATCCCCGGTCTTCCCGCCCGTGATGTCGGCGTGGCCGTCCCATACGCCGATCTGGCGCAGACGGCCTCCGGCGAAGTTCTGCAGTTTCTTGATCTCGGCGAACGTCTTGATGCCGCTGACCTTGAAGATGCCCACGTAGAGGCTGATGCCCGGGTTCATCGCGAAGGTCTGCTCCAGGACGTAGTGCAGCACGCGGATGTCCCACTGCGCGGAGTCTGCCGTGATGCCCAGCTTCTGCGCGCTCTCGATGTCGCTCACAGCCTTGATGCGCTCCGAGCTCGTGAATCCCTCGGGGAGGTTGGCGTCAGTCAGCTCGCTGTAGAAAACCAGACCGCTGATATGGTCATCGCCGGGAAGCGAACCGGGGATGTTCCCGTTCGTCCGTTCAATCGTCAGCTTCTGCATTGTCGTCGGGATTTACTGCGGTTTCTGTGTCCTGGCCGTTGTCGCCGGTCTCTTCCTCGGCGCCGGAGGAAAGTTCCTCCTTGCCTGCCTCCGGCTCGCGGCGGATGTTGAAGATCTCGCGGTTCTTGAGGGTCTTCGCGTGGTTCTGAGCGTCATTGCGCTCGGCAAAGGCAGTCCCGTCAGTGGTGACGTACACGCCCTTCAGTTCCGGATTCTCCTTGAGGATGTCGCGGCCCACTTTCTCGGCGGCCTTGGCGGCCACCGTCGCGGAGTCTTTCCCGCTTTTCTCTTTCTTTGCCATTGTCGTATGGTGTTTAATCGTTGTTTGAATGTCGTTTGAATGCCAGGATCCCGCCGACCAGTATCAGCGCCGACAGTGTAAGGATAATCCATACGGCCCTGCGGTTTCCCGGTTTCTCTTCCCGGTTTTTGGTTTGGGTCTTGGTGTCGTCCCTGGCCGCGGCCGTGCTTTTCCCGGCGCTGTTATGCCTGAGGCTGTCGGCTCTTTCGCTGTGGAGGCTGTCTGCCAGCGTTGCCTTGGCCGACTCGGTCTGCTCGCCCCGGCTTTCTCCGTGGCTCCGTTCCCGGATCTTCGCCAGCAGCGGCGGCTTCCCGGTCGTGCTGTCCGAAGGCTGGTGCGTGTCATATATCTCCACATCGCGTTCGGTGTCCAGGCTGCTCTCGAATTTGCTCGCCAGCCACGCCTCGATCCTCGCCTCCAGAAGCCGGTCAGTCTGCTCCCGGTCCAATGCCTCCGTCCGTGTCGACGTGTCCAGCGTCAGGGTCGATTCTTGCGAGTGCGTAACTTGGCTCTCGCTCACCGTTTTCTTTGGCGCGGCGCAGCTCGTGCTCAACAGGACAAGCGTCAGCATGAGGGCAGGTATTGATTTTCTCGATTGCATTTGTGAATCTGTCAAGTTTGCGCTGAAGCAGTTTCATGTCCCGGCGCAGCGGCTCCACCACAAGCTCCATGATCATCTGTATGGCTTTCTTGTCGTTGTCGAGCTCGTGGCCGCGCACGTCCGAGAGGGTCTTCTTCACGTCGGCCTTCAGCTGCTCCACCTCGGCGGCGTATTTGCTCTTCGCCATCCGGGCCGACAGCCACGCCGACAGCGGCGCGGCCACTATCGCTATGAGCGCAAGGATTACTTCTGTCGTCAGCATTCGTCTGTGGTTCCTTTATGCCGCCTGGTTTATGCCGATGCTGTGCAGCCATTTCTGCACGTCGAAGCTCGGGCACGCTTTGGCGGCTACTTCGTTGTGGCCTATTATCCTTACCTGTGGGTGGCGGCGGTGGAAGGCCTTGACATAACGCTCCAGCGCGGCTTTCTGCGCCGCCGTGCGTGTGTCTTTCGGGGTCTTGCCGTCCTTGGCGCAGCCTCCGGCCAGCACTATGTGGCGGCTCACGGAGTTGTAGCCTACGGCGCCGTTCGTAATCTCCCAGTCGTCCACCCATGCGTCCTCGTTGTTTTTTACGAGTCGCTCCACACTGCCGTCCAGATGGATCAGGTCGGTGTAGCCCACCTGCTTCCATCCCCGGCCGCCCGCCGACTTAGGCGAGGTGTGCCACCGGCGGATCTCCGCGGCGGTCACCTCGCGCCCCTCCGGCGTGGCGGTGCAGTGGATCACGAGATATTTAAGCTCTCTTCTCATACACTACGGTCTTTAACCGGCGCCCCCGGCGGCGGGTTTCGTATAGATTGCGCTCACAATCGCGCCCAGACCCTCTGCTTTCAGAGGCAGACACAGGTTATAGGTGCGCATAGAGAAGAGGTTCGCCTGAGTCGTGGGGCTCGTGGACGCCTCCTGCAGATACGACTTGGTCGATCCGTCGGCGCGCATTACGCGTTTGAGGCTAAATGCCACCGATGCCTGGCGGTCGGTCGATGCTGCTGGCACTGCTCCGTACGCCTTCTTCTTCTTTGTCGATACCGTGAAGTACGGACATTCGCCGTATTCGTAGATCTCGAAGCCGTAGAGGTTCGCGATTTTTCCGGTTTCATAGTTGTGGTACTGTCCGGCGAACTTCTGGTCCTGCTCCAGCAGGTCGGCGACATGATCCGTATTCAGCACCAGGATGCGACCCTCTGCGGGAATAAGCGCTTTGTCGAATGCCTTTTTCAAGGCGATGATGTCCCCACGGCGCAGCTTCAGTCGTCCTTCCTCCTCCACAGGGTCGCCCGAGGTCAGTAACACCGGGGTCTTCGCCGTGTGTTCGGAAGGAGCCAGCGAGTGGATGGCACGCTTGAATTTCTTCTCGGAGAATGCCTCCTTGTGGCGCTCGATTACCGTGGACATCTTGTCGTAGCAGATGCCGTGCAACTCATCGTCCGTCACCCGTGTGGGCTTGCTCTGGAATTTATGCAGCTTCACGACCTTGTCGCCGTCCTCCAGAGTTTCAACCTCCAGCGGATAACTTTCATTGTCAATAAGTATTTCCGGATCGCCGCCCAGATCCACGAAGTGGATGGCGTCTTTTTCCACATACTGGTCGTAGCTCCTGATGCGGTTGTACCAGCCCACGGCCTCGGCTGCCGCGCGGAACGCCTTAATCAGCTCGGCGGTCCATACTTCGGGATATAGACCTGCGCGCAGTGCGCCGGCAGGGGCCAGGCTCCCTTTGGCTGCGACTGCCACGGCGACGCCGTTCAGGCACAGAGCGCCGTAAATGGGATTTACGCCGACGGCGTGCGCCATTGCTCCGCCCATGAAGGATGTGATGGCAATTCCCGTGATGATGCCCATGAGGGCGAGAATCAGTCTTTTCATTCGTCTTTTGTCATTGTGTTGGTTGTCTGTTCGGGTCAGAATGTCGGGGCGTAGCCGTAGTGCTCCTTGAAGAGGCGGATATACTCCTCGCGGTCGTTCTCGCGCAGGTCTTCAAGTTCGGCGGCGCTCGCCTTATCCCATGTCAGCTCGGTGTGCGCGCTCTTGCCGCCGGCCGGCTTCACGAGATCCAGGGGCTTCTGCGCCGGGGTCATGTCGTCGAGCAGTTCCTTCAGGGTGTCGAGGCCCACGTTCTTGCCCAGGGTGATATACTTCTCTTTTTTTGAGGCATCGAGGCGTTTATCCTTGATTGCGGTTTCCACCGTGTCGGTGATGCGCGCCAGCGTGGCCGCGCTTCGCTCGTCCTGCAGTCTGCCGATGGCGGCCACTGCATCGTCTTCGGTCGCGTCTTTCGCGAGTCCGAGCTTCAAAAGGATCTTTTCCATTTTGTTCTTTTGGGGTTGTTCTGTTTCAGGTTCGTTTGTCGGTTCGTTCTGTTTCAGCAGCGGCAGGAAGTCGTGGTTCTCCCCGGCGGCGAGCGTCAGCAGCTGCCCTTCGTGGTAGAGTCCTACCTGCAGCGCGTCGTCGTTGGCGCCGATGTCCACCACCGACACCTCCGTCAGCTTGCTTTTGGTTATGGTGGGGCGCGTCTGGCCGGCCACGAGCACCTCGGGGTCCTCGCTCCATTCCACTATGTCCAGCCCCGCGCTCAGCATCCGCAGCGAGCCGCGGTCCCACTTCCTGGCGATGGTGCGCTCCTCCTCGGTGTCCTCATCGAATTTCGGAGTGCCGTACAGTGTGTCGCCTTCCACGCGCAGGTTCTCGATCACGCCGATGGGCATGTCTTCCTTACGGCCGCGACGGTGCATGAACAGCAACACCGGATTCTTCTTGTATTGCTCCAGGTCGATGCCCTCGGTCAGCACGCGCGTGCCGTAGCAGTTGAGCCGCGATGTCGATATGATTGCTTCCTTTGCCATTGATATTGTTGTCTGAAAAAATGCCGGCGGGGTTTATGTGGCACTCCACATTGTGGAAACCCTGTGCCGCCCCGCCGGCGGGGCGCAATAGGGGGTTGTGGCGGAGGCCGGATTCGAACCGGCGACCTCGAGGGAATGAACCTCGCGAGCTGCCGCTGCTCTACTCCGCGGTGTCGTTTTCGCCGGCAAAGTTGCGCAGAGTTCACGCCCCTGCAAAATGGAGTGTAAATTTTTTACACTCTATTTTAATATCGACCCCGTTTTTGTCAATTTTGCGCCGTGAAACATCATTTAGGATTCATCTAAAAGGTAGATTTTATGAATGGCATCAAAGATTTCAAACGATAAGAAGGAGTTCGCGGAAGTCCTTTATATGCAGGACACACCCCAGAAGATTATCGCCGAGAAGGTTGGCGTCTCGGCAAACACCATAACCCGGTGGGCCAAGGAGGGCTGCTGGGCCGAGAAGCGCACCGCCCAGACCCTCACGCGCAAGTCGCTCCAGAACGACCTCATGGCCGCTATCAAGGGCAAGATCGACGAGCTGCGCGAGACCGACATCTCCAAGTCCGGCGCCGTTATCGACCAGCTCGTCAAGCTTTCCGCTACTATCGAACGGCTCGACAAGGAGGTCTCTACTGTCGACTTCATGGAGTGCTTTATGGCTTTCGGCCGTTGGCTCGAGTATCAGGCCGAACTCGACCCCGAGATTACCGCCGAGTTCCGCAAGATGGTCAATAAGTATCAGAACAAGTTCATCATGCAGCTTCTTAATTCCAAATAATACGGCTTATGGCTTCGCGCGGCAATTCTAAGGATACGTTCCAGAAGTGGCAGCGGTGGTGCGAGACCGTCCAGACACGTTCGGCGGTTACCGTCTCGGAGACCCCGGCGGAGAAGGAGAAGCGCATCAAATGGCTCCTTGCCGACTACGGACGCTTCTTCGCCCATTATCTGTCCCACTACTGCACCGACCCGGAGACCGGCAAGGTCACCGAGTGCGCTCCCTTCCATATCAAGGCGGCCCATACGCTGCGCGACAACCCCAATATCCAGTACGCCGCGCAGTGGGCACGCGGCCACGCCAAGTCCGTGCATTTCGACGTCGGAATCCCACTTTATCTCAAGGCGCTGGGCAAGATGCACCTTATGGTCCTCGTCGGAAAGTCTGCCGATAATGCCCGCACCCTCCTCGGCGACATTCAGGCGGAGCTGGAGTTCAATCAGCGATACATCGCCGATTTCGGTACGCAGAAGGTCGACGGATCCTGGATGAACGGCGAGTTCGTTACCGCCGACGGATGCGCCTTCTTCGCCCGCGGTCGCGGTCAGTCACCGCGTGGACTCCGCTATCGCTCCCACCGCGCGGACTACATCGTCATCGACGACCTCGACGACGACGAGCTCGTAAATAATCCCGACCGCGTCAACCGCCTCACGAAATGGCTCAAGGAGGCACTCTTCGGCACCCTCGACGGCGGACGCGGCCGTTTCGTGATGGTCGGCAACCTTATCGGCAAGTGTTCCGTCCTCGCCAATTTCCTAAAGTCAGACGGGGTCGTGGTATCCAAGGTGAACGCCATCGATTCCAAGGGCCGTCCCTCGTGGGCCGCCAAGTGGTCCATCGAGGAGATCCGCAAGCAGGAGGCGTTCATGGGCTATATCTCGTTCCAACGCGAGATGATGAACAATCCCATTCACGAGGGCTCCATTTTCCGCAACGAGTGGATACGCTGGTGCGATCCACTGCCACTTGCGCGTTACGACCATCTGGTCTGTTATTGCGACCCCTCCTTCAAGGGTTCCTCCTCCAACGACTACAAGGCCATCAAGCTCTGGGGCAAGACCGGCACCGATCTCCATTGTCTCGCCGCCTTTGTCCGCCAGTGCTCCGTGGCCGAGATGGTCCGCTGGTTCTACGACACCTACGAGCGCGTAACCGCCGCAGGCGCCACCTGTCTCTGGTACATCGAGGCCAATTTCCTCCAGGATACGCTTCTCGACGAGTTCACGCGCGAGGGTAAGCTGCGTGGCTATCAGCTCCCGATCTCTCCCGACCGCCGCAAGAAGCCGGATAAGTTCCAGCGCATCGAGGGCATTTCCCCTCTGTGGGAGCGTGGATTCGTGTTCTACAACCGCAAGATGCTCCACGACCCCGACATGAAGGTCGGTATCGACCAGACCCTCTCGTTCGAGCACGGCATGACCGGACACGATGACGGCCCCGACGCCGACGAGGGCGCCATCTACAAACTCCAGCTGATGACCCGCGAGGAGGCTTTCCCTCCCACGCTCGGTCGCCGGCGATCATATAAGAACATCTGGTAAAATTTTTATAACCATGGTAAAGTTTTTCAAGGCTCTCGTCTTCGATTTCCGCCTCCGCCATTGCCGCCGCGAGGCCGACCGTCGCCGCGCCCTCTCCGGGCAGAAGCAGCTCGTCATAACCCTCAACCGCCGTCCGATGGTGGTCAGCAAGCAGCATATCAAGTCTCTCGTCCGCGAGGGAATGTACCGCAAGGGTGTAACCGCCACCGACATCGAGAAGGCCGCAATATATGTTACGCGATGAGTTTCCTTTCCCTCGAAGATTACAAGGTCGTCTGCTGCCCGGCCGACCTTGATGTCATATCACAGTCAGACCCCGCCAACCGCGAACGCGCCGAGCGTGCCGCGATGGAGGAGATTGCCGGCTATGTCCGTTCCCGCTACGACATCAAGGCTGCTTTCGCCGCCTCCGGTCCCGACCGCAACGACCTTCTCGTCCAGATTGCCGTTGCCATCTCCCTCTGGTGGCTCGGCCAATGGCTCGGCATGGTCGGCTCCGATGCCCGCGAACTGCTCTACAAGAACGCCATCGACCGCCTCAAGGACATTCAGAACGGCAAGTTCACTCCCGATTTCCCGGAATATCCTCCGGGCGATGATGGCTCCGGACTCTCCATCGGCGACTCCATGCGCTTCGGCACTATGACCCGCCAGCATTACGACTGGTGATTTAAACACTCTTTAAACGTTTTTCAAATAATGTTCAGACTTTCTGCCAAGGTTGAGATCTCCGGCGAGGCCGGTTCCTGGACGTTCGAGAAGATTACCTCGTGCGAGATCGAGCGTGATGCCGATGCCCTTACCGCCACGTGCAAGCTGACACTGCCCCGGAAGGTCAAGTGGGAGGGTCAGACTTCCAATCCCATCCGGCGCGGCGACAGGATCAAGGTATGGCTCGGTTACGATGATGACCTGGAGCTCGCGTTCGTCGGCTATGTCCTCCGCAAGGGGTTCAAGACTCCGATTGAGGTTTTCTGCGAGGACGAGATGTTCATGCTCAAGCAGAAGCCTTGCGTGAAGAAGGCGTATAAGTCTGTGGATATTCAGACGCTGCTCTCCGACCAGAACCTTGGCTACGACATCAAGGTTCTCGGCGAGCAGTCGATAGGACAGTACCGCACCAACTTCGAGACCGTGGCCGAACTGCTCGCCCATCTTAAGGAGAACAGTATCCGCACCTTCTTCCGTTTCGAGGACGGAAAGCCGGTGCTCTATTGCGGCGTGCTATTCGACCATGGTACGGAACTGCGCCAGGTATTCGAGACCGGCGTGAATATAATATCCGACTCCTCCCTCGACGAACAGAAGGCGGAGGACGTGAAGATAAAGCTGAAAGTGGTGAGTCTCCAGCCTGACAATAAAAAGAAGATAAAGGTGGAGGTTGGAGATGCCGACGGCGAGCGCCGGACTTTGCATTGTTACGGCAAGACGGAAGCGGAGGCGAAGGCCTGGGGCGAGCAGGAACTTGAACGTCTGAAACGCGACGGCCTGACCGGATCATTCCAGACATTCGGGCACATGCTCCTTGACCGGCTCGACATCATCGGCATCAAGATCGACGGCGAACGGAAGGGGAAATATCAGATTCAGAAAAATACCATAACCTATGGTTCAGGGGGCTTCCGGCAGGATATAACCCTCGGGCCGAGAGCCGCGGAGTGAAGTAAAATTTTTGTTTTTGCCCGGAAGCTTCAGCTCCGATTAATATAAATATTAACTTGAATGGACATTCGCAGTTCTATACGACAGCTTGCGCTCTCCGGCACCGAGATGTATCTGCAAGTCTGTACAGTCGATGAGGTGGACGAGGATGCCCGCACTGTCGACTGTACTCCCATCGACGAGGGCGCGCCCCTTGTCGGTGTCAATCTTCAGGCAGACCAGAACGGGACCGTCGGCCTCGTGCGCTTCCCGGAAAAGGGCACCGATGTGGTTGTCGGGTTTATGTCCCCGAATGTCGCCGTGGTGCTCCTTGCCGCCCAGTACACAAAAGCTGTCTTCACTATCGGGGAGACGGAGGTTGTGGTCCAGAATAAGTCCATCTCCATTGTCAACGGAAAGGTCAAGGCGAACATCGCAGAGGATTCCCTCAAGCTCGATGTCGACGGAACTACCCTTGAAATGGACGGCTCGATCTCCACCTGGAACGGAGGCTCGGAAACGACCGCCAACGCCACCGACCTCAAGAAGCAGCTCACGATAATGTCCGGCAGGATCGATGCTCTGTTCAATGCCATTAAATCCGGGGTACCCTCCCCGATGGACGGCGGCGCCGCCTACAAGGCGTCGATGACCGCTATACTCGCCACTGCCTCCCAAAAGGAGGATTTCTCAAATATGATCGATGACAAAATAAAACACTGACAATGGCAACCGACATCATACCTTCGAGCGATTCGTCGCTCGTTACAATAGAGTCCCTCCGACTCGCTGCAAGGGCCAATAACGAGGTCGGCGGCAATATGGAGAAACGTAAGAGCCTCATCATCATGCTCGACCGGAAGGACCGCGCCCTGCAGAAGCAGGACACGCGCCGGTGGCGCCGCGCCCACCAGATGGCTCTCAACCTCAAGAATCCCAAGAGGCTCGCCCTCTACGACATCTACGATGACGCGATGCTCGACATGCATCTGTCGGGCTGCGTCCAGCAGCGCTTCGGCAAGACTCTGCTGAAGAAGTTCGTAATCAAGGACGCCGAAGGCAACGTGGACGAGGAGGCCGCCCGATATTTCGAGAGCCAGTGGTTCTACGATTTCCTGCTCTATGCGCTCCAGTCGCGCCTGTGGGGTCATTCCCTGATACAGCTTGGCGATGTCATTACAGACGCCGCCGGTTCCCGCCGGTTCTCGGAAGTCCAGCTCGTGCCGCGCCGACACGTCGTGCCGGAGTTCGGTGTGCTGCTCAAAGACTCAAACGACGAGCCGGAGAAAGGCATTCCTTACCGCGAGGGGCCGCTGTCCCTCTGGTGCGTCGAGGTCGGCGACGCCTACGACCTGGGTCTGCTGCTCAAGTGCGCGCCCCACTGCCTCTCCAAGCGGCACATGGGCGCTTACTGGGACACCTTCGGCGAGATATTCGGCATGCCTATGCGCGTGGCCACGACCACCTCGCAGAACCCCGGTGACCGTATCCGCATCCAGGACATGCTCGAGTCTATGGGCGCCGCCGGTTGGGCGTTGTTCCCCGAAGGAACTACTATCGACATTAAGGAATCCACGCGCGGCGACGCATACAATGTCTACGACAAGCGTATGGACCGCTGCAATTCGGAAATATCCAAGGGTATCATCGGCCAGACCATGACGCTCGAGTCCGGCTCGTCGCTCTCACAGTCGGAGACGCACCTTGCTATGTTCGAGGATCTGTGCGCCTCCGACGCCGTCCTGCTCAAGTACATCATCAACGACCGCTTGATCCCTCTCATGATCCGCCACGGTTTCGACCTCGAGGGCAGATTCTTCGACTGGGACGATGCCGCCACTTATTCCCCTGCGGAGCAGCGTGAGCTCGAACGTATGCTCCTCCAGTATTTCGACGTCGACCCGCAGTACTTCATCGACAAGTACAAAATCCCCATCACCGGGACAAAGCAACAGGGCGACGGCTCTTTTTTCGAGTAGGGGGCGATGACCCGCAAAACAACGGGAACAGCCCCGACGCCCGCAAAAAGAAAGCCGACCATTACCGCCTGTTCCATCGTGCCGTGGATTCTCTCTACGGCCCGCAGCAGCTTGCCCTCGCCGATGGCGATATCGGTGGCTTTACTTTCGACCATGCCGCCTTCGAGCGTGCCGCCCACCGTGTCTTCCGGGAGCATGGTTTCACTCCCGAAATGCTCGCCGCCCCGGAGGTTCAGGACCTTATCAAGGAGACTTTCGGCTCCCTTGATGTCGCCATCAATTACGCCGTTTCCACCGAGACGCCTCCGGAACTGACTGCCGCGCTCCGAAACAACGCTTTCATCTTCTCCGGATTCAAGACCTATCATTCCCTCTCGGAGGTGGGTCTGGCTCTCACGGATCCGGACGGCAAGGTAAAGCCTTACGATCAGTTCCGCCGCGATGTCCTCGCCATCGACAGGAAGTATAACACCAACTACCTCTACGCCGAATACAACCACGCCGTCCGCTCCGCGCAGATGGCCGTCAAGTGGAACGACATCACACGTGACGGCGACCGATACAATCTCCAGTACCGCACCGCCGGAGACGAACGCGTCCGCGAGGCTCACGCTGCTCTCGACGGTACCACGCTGCCGCCTTCCGACCCGTTCTGGGAGTCTTATATGCCCCCCAATGGATGGAACTGCCGTTGCAACGTGGTCCAGGTCCTCCACGACGATTACCGGCAGTCAGACTCGTCTGCCGCCATCGCCGCCGGCGAGGCCTGCACGTCCGAGCCTAAACAGCAGATATTCCGTTACAATCCCGGCAAGCAGTTAAAGCTCTTTCCTCCGAAGCATCCCTACCTCCCCAAGGGCTGCGCCGGCTGCTCTTACAAGAATCTTAACCTTGCCTATAATCCGGCAAGCGCAAAATGCAGGGTGTGCGCCGAAATCCGTTGTCAGGCTGCCGTGACATGTGCGAAGTCAAATTATGACAAGTTGAGGAATGATCCCGATTACACTGGCGTCTCTTTCGATGAACGGACGGGAGGCTTGAAAGCTACCCATGTCGACCACCACCTCGACAAGCAGAGCGGCGTTTTTGAGACTAACGCTCAGGAGGCCGGATTTAAGGCAGGACACAGTGTTATTCTCGGCCCCGAACCGGGAGTTGTCTTCAAAAAGCGGTATACGGAAGGAACCTGGGATGGACTCGAATTCGAGGTCGCAGGCAAAAACAGTTTTACGTCAAATGCTGTCCTGCGCGGATTGAAGCATTGCGCCGCAAAAAAGAAAACCGAGGTCGCTATTATTGCCTTCAAGGAGGACGGTTTTGATCTCGATGTCTTTAATAATGCTCTTGCTCGTTACAATGGTCTTGAGCACCTCCACGACGGGCAGTATCTTAAATTCAAAAAAATAATCTGCATTCAAGGAACACAGATTGTACATGAGATAACGCCATAAAAAAGAACAGGAGGCCCGCATCCCTAAGGACGGTTGCACCCCCTGCACCGCAAAGTTAGCGGTTTTTTCTGATATAACAATCATTAACCCCAATATTTTCTCACGAATGGACGAAAAAATTACAGTAACAACAGAATTCTCCCGCACCGAGGTGGCGGCCGCTTTGCTCTGTCTCGGTGTTGAGCTCAACGAGGCGCTCTGGAAGCAGATCTCCCAGAAGCAGCCCATAGCCATCGACTGGAACCTCATCGATGACAAGAACGACCGCCTCCAGGCGAAGCTCGGCCTTATCGCCGTTACCATCGGCTCTGCCTGTCCCAATATCGATTAGCCTATGCCCAATATCTACGACCGCATTCTTGCCGACGCCCGCGTCAAGCTCACCGAACTGTTCGACCGCAATTTCGAGCAGCAGGGTTTCTTCGGCCGCCGCTGGAAACCCACCAAGGTTTCCAAGCTCAACAGCCGGGGCATGGGCTCCATCCTAATCGTTACCGGCAATATGCGCGGCTCCATTCGATCCATGGTGCGCGGCATGGCGGTCGTGTTCTCTTCAAACCTCCCATACACTGCCCTCCACAACGAGGGAGGCCGCTTTTCGGTCAACGTACGCGCTCATTCCCGGCGCTCCTCCAAAGACAATTCCTATCAGGTGCGCCAGCACTCCCGCCAGGTCAATATGCCGCAGCGTCAGTTCATCGGCGATGACCCGAAGGTTCAGGAGGCTCTCGGCGCCATAGTCAATAAAAACCTCGAGGAGTTCTCGCAACGCCTCTCTGAAAGATTCAATAGAAGATGATACTACGTGTTTTTGACGCAATAGAGGCCCGTGTGGCCCGCGTCCGCCGCCAAGGCGATAACTTCTTTGTCCATTACCCCGCGCCCGGCGACACGGCCCCGTTTCCCGCCGAACCGGCGTTCTCTCTCGTCGGCTTCTGGAATGCCAATGTCGACCGCATGGCTCAGATGCGCCCCTTCGCCACGCCGGCCCTCTTCGTGGAGTTCCTCCCAATGCCCTGGACTCCTACCGGACGTAATGCCAAGCACACCGACCTCACCGTCCGTCTCCATCTGGTCACCGGCTCCCTCGCCCAGCAGAATTCCGACTACCGACGCGAGTGGTCCTCCCGTTTTCTCCTGGGCCGCGCTCTCCAGCAGTGCCTGGTGGGTTTCGGACTGAAGGCCGACGGTCGCGGCCTGTCGTTCTCGGCTTTCCAGCACTGCGAGACCGATACTGACCATAATTTCGAGCGCGTCGCCGACGACATCTATTCCTTCCGCACACATGCCATCGATGCCTCGGCGCTCTTTGAGAATGGATCCGTCATGACTCCCTTGCTGGTTACGCTCAATTCCGGAGAGGTTTTCTCCCCGGAGTTCGGTCCCGAAATGGTATGAAAAACGCCGCCATCGGTCTTCCCGGTGGCGGCTCCTTTTTCAGTCAAATAGATTCGGTAGCGTGGGCGGCTCGTCGTCATGCGGCTCCTTGAAGCTCTCGAGTCCTATGCGCAGATAGCTCAGATAGGTGTGGTAACACATCGGATATATGGGGTACACATAGCGCCGCCATACCATCTTGTAGCACTTCGCCAGGTTTCCCTCTTCGTAGTGCTCTCTGGTGATGTCGCAGACGCGCTGGATGCGCAGAAGTTTATTTTTGTGCGGTTTATGCTCCACGTTCCGAAAATTTTTGCTATCTTTGCAACACTTTCCACGGTGTTGGCTGCTGTCCCTTTTCGGATGGTGGCTTTCGCTTTTCTCATGGGGTCTTCTTTTCGTAGGGCTCGACGGTCACGACCCCCGTGATGCGCTTCCGCACAAGGCCACTCCCGCCGCACGTAGGACACGTCTCTTTGTGGTTCCCGGCATAGAACCCTTCCGGGGTGAAGTCTTCGACTGTTATCGTTCCTTCGTTCTTGCAGTGCCGGCATACCTCGATGTTGTCCCGGTTGAATTCTCTGCGCACTTCCATTACGCTATTCCTCGCTTTTCGGTTCTACATAGAACGACTCGTCCTGGACCACCGAGATGCCGCATTTCACCATGACCTCCGCCAGCGGTACGCCGGGACCAAGCGGGTCGCCGGGCTTGATCACGTCTTTCTCGCGCTCCGCCAGCATCTTGTCCTTGGCGATCTCCTCGGTCGTGCGCACATACCCGGGCAGGAATTCCTTGACCAGTGTCAGGGCGCTCGCCCATGTGAATCCCTTGAGCGTTTTCAGTTTCGGAGTGCCGGTGCGGAACCCGATGACGCCGTGCACCATCTCCAGGCTCTTCTTCCTGCTGAACAGCTCGGCCTGGTTCTCCAGTGCGAACGCCTGAAGCGTGTCGAATGCCTCGTCCTGTGTCGCCTGGAGCTGGGTCAGTCGCTCCTGCTGCTTCTCGCGGATCTGAGCGCACTTCAGTTCGATCTCGGCGTTGATTTTCGCACGCTCGGCGCTTGCCTTCGCGTAGATGGCGAACGCCTCCTCGGCGGCATCCTTGCTCACGCCGCTGATTACTGTCTTTTTCTGTCTCTTTGCCATTGTTCAAATGGGGTTTAAATGGTTTATAAATGTAGTTTGTTGTCGTTTCAGAGTTTGGCCGGGTAGATTTCCAGGATGCCTGTCTCGGCCAGCGAGAGGATTTTCCAATCGCTCATTGACTTGCGCAGTGCTACCAACAGCGTTCCGTAAGCTGCCTGGAAGTCTTCATCGCCCACGAGCAGCTGCGTTACAGCAGCCTTCTCTACGCCGTTTTTCTCGTCTATCGTGACGAAGCCTACTTTTGCGAGGTAGAATCTGCTTGCATCCATGTCTCCTATGACTTCGGATATTTTCACTTTTTTTGCTGCCGAGACAGTGAATTCGCCGCTGATGTACGGCTCCCTCTCCTCGATGATACGAGACTCGGCCTCTGCAAACGTCAGCGCGTCCACCAGATAAGGTTCGTTTACTTTCTTGACCACTCCGTTCTCGCACATCTTGTCGTAGCGGAGCTTCGTTTCAATCCATTGTGCCATTGTTTGTTTTTATTATTGGTTGTTAGTTTCGTTCATTATCGTTCGCGCATCTTCTTCGCTTACCTCCAATGCCTCGAACAGCAACATTACGTTCCTGCCTGTGACGTGGTTGTTGTACCATTGCTCAATGATGGCGACACGTTTGGCAAAGTCGGCGCTGTTCTCTATCGGTCGGAAAGTCAGGACCTCTTCCGGCGTTCGCAAGCGGATAAAGATGCGCTTGAATACTTCTCGGCCATTTACCTTTGCCGAAGGCGATGCTTTATCGCCCGTATAGCCCAATCCTTCGGCGATGGCATCTATCTTCTCTCCGGCGGCAAGGTCGTATTCGTGGCCGGTAACCGGGCCGGTGTAGCTTTTTTTCGTTCCCATATCAGTTCAGATTCGGATTCTGGTTCCCAAGATCTATCAGGTAATATTTCTCGCTCTTCTTCTCCGCCGGCTTCGGCTCGGAGGCCCGCTTCCTGGCCGCCTCCCGGTCTTTCGCCATTATCGCCCGCAGTTTCCGCTGGAGGCCGCTGTGCTCGTTTACAGATATGTGCCGGAACACTTTGCCCATGATCCGCGGATTCCTGCAGAAGTTGTCGATCTTCGCCCAGTCGGTCGTGTCGATTCCCATCTGCTGCATCAGCCGGAGGGTCCGGCTCCGTTGCTTCCGGAGCTCAGCCTTCCGCCCGCTGCGCTCCTCCACGGCGTCGCACATCCGGTCATACTCGGCCCGTGTCATCTCGTGCAGACTTTCCGTGCGTCCGTCAGTGAACTGCAAGACGAAACTCCGCTTGTAATACTCGGCGTCGCCCGGTATCCGCAGACTGTTGAATGCGGTCCAGAACCGTCCGTAGTTACTTATCCCCTTTTGCATCTTTGTTTCCGTTTATTATCCAATCACACTCTGTCGTCGTCACTCTTGCCCGGACTTCCAAATGATAATTTGCCGGGTATTCCTTGCTTGCCGACTCTTTGAGCTTCTTGGCAAGTTCCCTCTTTGCAGATTCAAGTTCCAGTTTATTCACGTATCCGCAGAACCCCACGCGAATGGTCTGTATCGTTCGGCTTCTGCTGCCAGGAACTTTGGAAATAATTGTCATGGTGAAATAGCCCACCACCTCGGCTTTCTGTGTCTTGGTCATATTATCCTAATTTGTTTGTGGTTCTTAATATTCCTTCTTCCCATACGGTGTAATATACGCCGGCTTCCGGAATGAATCGTCCCTGACAGTATGCCTTATAGCCGCTGACGCGCACCTTTACCCCGGCTTCGTATTTCAGGCGGATGGCTGCTTTGCCCATCGGCTGACCCTTATGCTCCTGCGATATGAAGATGAAACTCTTGCGCTTGAACCTCTTTATCAGCTCCATGGTCGCCTCATAACTCCACCCGGCTTTCTGAAAGCTGTCGACTATGACGAACCGGGGACTCTTCTTGCATGCCAGCCGCTTCCCTAACTCCTCGATGGTATCGTCTGTGGCTATCCGGAAGCGGCCCTGAACTTCGTTCATGCGGAAGGTTTTTAGCCGTTTTTGAAACGACTGACTCACTCCCTCCTCGTAACTCATGTAGAGCACCGTCCCGTAGTTGCACAGTTCCCGGGCAAGCTGCATCGCGAAGCTGCTCTTCCCTTGCGCCGATTGCCCATGGATCAGCCACGTCTCGTTTATCTCCGGGTAGCCGAACGCCGCCGCCCACTTGCTGCCCCACGGTAGCAACGTGTACGTCTTGCTCAGTACATCCCCGGGACTGTAGGCTCTTTTCGGCATGGGTCACTCTTTTACGGGATTCTTTTTCAATTCGGCCATGAGGGCGTCAGCGAAGGTCAGGGAAAGTTTGGCGAGCGTGGCCGGAATATCCTCTCGCGGTTCGGGTTCGCACGCCACTCCGGCAGCTATGTCGGGATTGTTCATTATAGCCGCCATCATATCCTTGGCTATTTCGTATCGGCGCTGCTCCCAGTCGATCTCGCCGCTGTTCAGACGGCGTCCCATCCGGATCACCGTCTCCATATATTGTTTCTCAAGTACGCTTATCATGATCATTGCAGTTTCAGTTTTTCAATTTCGGTATATACTCTTCTCAGTCCGCCGCCACTCCTGCGGACTATCTGCGACACGTCGGCTCCTTCCGGAGCGTTGACCTTCGCCACGACCCGCGCCTGTTCCTTCAGGAAGGCGTCCCGGTCCTTAGCCTCGTCGGGCGTTACCTTGCAGTAGCGGTCCCCGTAGCGGCTCAGCATCTCGGTGTAGCCCACCTTACGGCATTCGATGCTCCTCCGGATCTTCTCCTTCAGTCCGTCGGCGCCCATCATGTACCACGCGCAGCAGCGCTCCGTGGCGTTCCATAGCGCCTTCAATTCAAGGAAGGCTTCATACTGCAGGTCGCCGGCCTCGTCAAGGATCACAAGCGGTCGGTCTATGCTCCGCAGGTAGTACACCAGGTCGTCGTACACGTCGGCGTAGCGGCCCTTGCTGTCCACGCCGAATTCGGCTGCGATCCGACGCACCAATTTCAGCTTCGTCTTTACCTGCGAGCAGTCGATATACACGGCATTGGCGTGCGTCCCGACGTAGTGTCTTGCCGTGAAGGTCTTCCCGATGTTCGGAAGGTCGCAGAGTATCGTGCTCAGTCCGCGTTCCTGGATCGCCTCAAGTTGCGTGGTGATGTACTTGAAGGTCTCGGTCTTCGCCGCCTTCCATTCTATCTCTCCCCGGAGGCTAACGCCTAACTTCCTGGCTATCGTTATCCAGTTGGCATCGCTCAGTACCCGGTCGGTCTGACCGTTCCTGATGGCGCTGTATACGCCGGCGTTGATCCCGAGGCTCGCGGCGTGCTTGGCGTCGCTCGGATAGTTCTCTCTGGCCTGCGCTATGGCGGCCACGATCTTGTTTTTGATTTCGGTTGTAACCATATTTGAATATTGTTTGAATGTCGTTTATATGTCTGCGTAGGCGCGGCTCTCCGTGTCTTCGACCACGTATGCCTCCTCGCGCGTTTCCGCGCCCTCTGTCGCGTTCGTCGGGGCCGCTACGGCCAAGTCCTCGTCTTCATCCGCCGGGGCCGACACGCGCGGCATTACGCCGAGTCTGCTGATGCGTCTGTCGGCGATATACTTCTTGAAGGCAATCACCTTCTCCTCCTGGCGCCGGAACTTCTCGCGGTCTTCCTCGGTCTGTTCGGCATAAACTCGATTGAAGGTATCTACCTTCTCCACTTGGTCGATATAGCGTTCTCCCTGGTACAGATATACGTTCGCCGCGTTCCCCTCTTCGTCGGGCAGATAATAGGCGGTCACCTTGTAATTGTTCGGCGCGAGTCTCTCAAGGATCTCGGGGGCGCTCAGCCACCAGTCGGAGTAGCAGACGCGCACATAGGAATTGCGCCGCACCGTAGTATTGACGGCTTCGCCCAGGTATCGTGCGAGCGTTCGCTCATCGTAGGGCCGGAGATTCGGGTTGATGTTGGCGATCAGTACTTCCCACCGCGTCATGCCGGGAAATCTCTTCTGGTCGGGATGGAGGCTGTTGTTCCATTCCTCGTTGTCGGCGCGGTCATCGGCCACGAGTTCCTCGAAACTGTAATACTTCTTGTCCATGTAGAGCTGGTTGGTCGAGTCGCTGACTTTCTTCTGATAGATGCGCCACTTCCCTTTGCCGTAGAAGCGGCCTATGTCCTCGCGGTTTTTGTGGATGATGCTGCGCTTCTTGGCGCCGTTCAGAGGCTCGGCCTGTTTTTCCTGCGAGTTCTGGGGGGCGCAGAACCGTACCCTCGAGAATACCACGCCCTCGGCGAGCAGCCCTTCTCTGTGGCGTGTCATCAAGTGGTTCTCTACCTCCACGCCGGCGGGCATTCCCCATTGGCGCCGCTTGATGAGCGCGAACATCTCACGGAAGCAGTCGTCGACGAGGCTCTCGTCCTTCTTCATGGAGTAGCTTGCCGCAAGCACCACCTGGCTCACGGAGTCGTAGGCGTAGTAGGCGTGCACATATTCGTTGCCGTGCATCCTCCTGCTCAGATCCACGTCGTCCATCGTTATCTGCGACAAGGCGTAGGTGCCGTTGTGACGGTGCACGTGCGGCATCTGCTCGTGATAGTAATCCACGCTCGGCATCAGCCTCTCGTCTATCAGTGCCCGGATGTCCGGTCGATTGAAGAAGTTGGTTATCGTAGCCTCGCTCGGTATCCAGAATTCACCATTCTTTTTCCTGGCGTAGATGTCTGGGTTCAGTATCTCGCCGGTCTCGGGGTCGTAGACGTCGAGCTCGCCGCAGACGAACATTTCATACATGTCGTGTACGTTCTTGTTCCAGGGCTTGTTGGGAAGTACGGTCAGGCCTAACAGCACGCGCTCCTCTTTCTTTGTGAGCAGTCGCGCGCACTGGTTGCCGTATTTGCCGCTGAGAAGTGCCTTGTAGCCGTACTTGCGGTAGTCGCTGACCTTGCGCCGAAACCGTAGCACCGAGGTCGGCAGCGTATGCCCGAACTGTTCCCGGAGGCTCTCGATCACCTTGCTCATCCGGCTCCAGTCGTAGCTCGCGCCAAACAGCCGCTGCGTGGTGGCCGCGCGGTCATATAGCCGGATGCAGGTGTTCAGAACCGAGGCGTTTACCATATATTCGCGCCGACGGCTCAGCGGCATGTCACTGACCCCGGTCTTCTCGGGATTGTTGAAGAAGGCCATAGCCTCCTGGTCCTCGGTGTAGTTGCTCCTTACCCACGCGGCTATGTGCGCATCGGCTCCGCCAAATACCTCGTCTACCTTGAGACGTTGCTCGGGCTTGAGCGATTCCACGGCTACAAGGGCATAGGAGCCGGTCGCCCCGCCTCCGCGCTGCACTACATTTATATTCTTGCGCGTGGCCGCTTTCTTATAGGCACCGTATGTCATTATGCCCCCGTCGATCAGCTCGCGCGTGGAAATGCAGTATATACCCTTGCAATATTCCATTCTTATCGTTATTTGAGTGTCAGTGCCTTTTCCTGCATGGCGTATATGGTGGCTGGGACAATCACTTTGTCATAGCGTGCCACCTCTTTCCCATTGAAGTAGATGTGCCCGGTATTGTCAGCCCGACATACCTCGATATAGCTGCCGTTCGGCAGGTACTGGCGCATCCTGCCGTCGAAGTCGTGGAAGGTCTCAAGTCCGGTGAGATCTACAAGCAGCCGTCCGCCTCTCTCCATGGCGGCCTTTCTTATCCGGCGCTGTACCCCGGAGGTGCTGCTCTTGAAGGAGAGTGCGTTAAACACCGTCTTGTCAGTTACCTTGAACAGCTTTGCCAGCTCTATCCGGGTTGCCCCTTCTATCGCTATGATTTTATTACTTTTCATAATTCCTTATTATTTAGGATTTTACCTATCTTCTCTATTGTCTCATTCACGGCGAACCATACGCCGACCGCAGCCTCATACAGTTTGTCTTTGCGCAGCTCGAAGTCATCGCTTGCCTCCTCGCACTCGTTCAGCGCGAGGCCGAGTTCCGCGCCCTGCTTCGTCAGGGTCGACCGCAGCTTACGCAGCGCCTTTCTGGTCCGTTTTTCTGTTTCCAGGTTCATCGTGTCGATTATTGATCTGGTGGGAGGGGCAGGAGTCGAACCTGCGCTATACCGGAGCGTTCATCTTCCGGGGTTCTACCGTCTGAACTACCCTCCCTGATGCCCCCGGACTTGCAATTCCGGGGACCGTGGAAAAATTTGATTGTGATAAAAATTTCACCGTTTCGGGGCTCTCTTGCCCCGGGATGGCCCTCTCTTGGGTCTCACCCCCTTTATCGTCAGAGGTCTTCGTATCGGTTCCCCTCGTTGTCGTATATCTCAAGCGTCAATACACCCCAGCCCGCTTTTTCGCCCTCCTTTATGTATGCCATATACTGGTCCCCCTGGTTCTCGTAGCCGAGTCCGTGGATTGCGGCAAAAGCTTCTATAATCGACCAGCCGGCTTCGGCCGCCATCTCAAGGGTCGGGTACACGATCCCAAGATTGATCTCGTTGCACTTCTCCGGATCCGTGTAGTAGTCGTTGATCCTGATGCGGTAGCTCTTCTTCTCCATAGCTCACTTTCCGTTAGAGGTTGCATATAGTATGGAGACTCAGCAGCTTCTCGCGGATCGCGCGCTGCGCTTCCAGCTTCAGACGGTGTTCCAGGTTCACGATCTCGTCCGTGCAGCTGCCGAAGCTGCTGCGGTTGATCAGCTCGGTCTCGATGGTCCGAATCATGCGGTCCAGCCGCTTCGCCACCTCCTCGATCTCGACCCCGGCGGTCAGCCCCTTGATGTTCCCGAAATACTCGCGGATCATTTGGGCCTCGTACATGTCGCCGGCGTGCCAATGGAAGAAGTTGCAGTAGTCCTCCGCCATCTGGCGGCTGTAGTCGGCTATGCGTTCCTCCTGACGGTTGATGACGCGCTCTATCTGGCGGTCGATCTCCTGAATCTTCTCTTCGTTTGTCATTTTTCCTTTTATGTTTATGGTTATTACCGTGTCGGGCTTCAGTCCTGCTCTTGCCATTCTCACCAAATTTTTGTACCTTTGGCGGCTCGTTCATTCCTGAACCCGCCGCAAAGATAGTACACATTTTGTGAACTACAAAATTTTTGGCCAATTATTTTTACACAAAATGAAAACTTTTAATTGTTCGGAAATATTAGACCGCGTAAAATCAGCCCTGAAGCTAAATAGTGATACCGAGCTGGCTAACCACCTTGGAATCAAGAAAGCCACTTTATCAAATTGGAGGACGCGGAACAGTTTGGATTGGCCGTTATTGTTTTCGTTTTGTGAACACACCAATCTCCATCAGATTATATATGGTTATGATGATTCAAGCGCAGAGCCTCTTAAAATGACTACTGCCAACCATACAGATGCATTAATTGACCATCTTGATAAGAAAATAATAGCCAAGGATCACGAAATGGGACTTTTGCACGAAGATATAGGTCGGTTGAAAGCGAGGATCGAGCTGCTTGAACGCGAACTTGAACAGGCTCGGAACTTTTCCCCCGTGGTAAACGCAAATACACAACTCCTTGCCCCGGCCGCAATCGAATCTGCCCCTTAATACATCTATGCCGTAAGTTTCAAAACCTCTCTTGTCCTCTTAATTGACATGATAGCACTTCTCATAATATTGGCTCTGTGCATACTCCTTTGGAAGTTGGCACCCAACCCCGAAAATAAACGAGCCACAGTCATGATGTTTAAGATGCTCGAATCGTTCCAGATCATAGACTCGACTGTCAAATTGGATATTTTCACCCAACGACTGGATTTCTTGGGACAGCTTGCCTCCACGCTTCCTGCCAAAGCTGATAAAAGCAAGTGCATCGAAATGGCTTTAAAAACTTATGCCAATAAATATTATGATAAGCCTATTTCTCCGACCATTAGGTTGATTCTAAATCAGCCACAAATCGCCACCTCTCCAAAATTCAGAGATGAAGCTGCAACAGCATTCTTCCTGCGTGCGTGCAATAAATTGAAAGCCGAAATTAAGACTCTGAAAACAGCAACTGCCAAACAAAGACGTGTTGCACAGGCAGTCGAGCTGGCAGACGTCGTCGTCAACCGCCTTATATCTGATGAAAGGCAAAAGTACACGGATTGTATTCATGATGAACTTACGAGTGTGTCGGACCTCGTCGCATCACACCAGATAATTGCCGGAAACGACCTTGATGCGTTACCCGGTTGACACCCTGTGCATACCCCTTGGCCCCTTTTTCAAGGGTATACCCCCTCTTAAATCTGAGGCTATCGATGCTAACCCCTTGATTTTAGTGGTCTGCCGGAGTGCTACGACCAAAAATTAGGGGTATTTTTCCTCACACTGAACCCCCGTTTTTTCAATCCAATTTTGGAATAAGGGTATTTTCCCACCCCCCGGCTTTGTGCTGTTGACTCCCCTAAATCTGTCCCCCCACTTTTTTAATTTTGTCCCCCCAGTCTGTCCCCCCAGTTGTCCCCCCACTCTCCAAATCTGCCCTTTTTGGCCGTTATTCTGACCATCGGCTCGACCGCGCTGATGGGCGCCCTCCCTCCGTCAGCAGAACCGGCGATGGGCCGCAGATCTGCCTCGTGTCTCGTTTCTCGACCGCCGGACGTACAATTTGCCGTCATAGCCCCAAACCCTTGAAAATACGCGCCCTGACGCGTCTCCGGAACCGTCAATCGCCGGCGACACGACCGTCCATAAACAAAAACGGCCCACGCCGCAGCGCAGACCACATCAAATCCAAATCAAACCCAATTCAAATCACCATCAAATCACCATAACCGGCCGCCGGAATCACCATAAAATCCAAACAAATATACGCTTCGTTTTTTTCGCGTCCCTCAGCCCTCACCGCGCAACTCGTTGAATTTCAAACAACCGCGCCGTTCCAGCCGACCTCCGTCCCTATCCGCTTCGTCTTGTCCCCCATATATGGTTTAGCGGACAGTAATATATTTTTTTTGCACTGAAATAAATTTTCTTATTATTTTTGCACCATGAGACCAATGAGAAAAGCCACCTCCCGTAAAGATGCGGAATGGGCTCTGGATGTATTCGATA